GCATGGCCTTAGCCGCGAACCCACGCTTCTTCTCTTCTGCATCGCGGGTGCGGGTTTCGGGGGTGTCTATCCCATACAGTCTCACACGGATATGGTGATGGGTGAAAAATCCTAAATCGACAGAGGCGTCGATAGTATCGCCATCAATGACCCTCAAAACTCTAATTTGATATTCCCACATCAACTAACCTCTACTGCGAACCAATCGGTTCCTCTACTATACGCTCCGTCAAATCCGAAGGTTGAAAAGATGTCGTATGTTCCAGCAGGGACCGCCATTGTGATATTCACATAGTCCCAATTCTGATAATAAGTCTCATAGGTATGTTCTTCTTGAATCCCAGCCCACTCACCTGTTTCGTTGGTGGTGTTGTGATAGAAGGTCCAAATGACTGTTAGGTTGTGTGGTGCATCGTCACAGGTTAGGTCAGCATCCCAATAAATCGTCATGTTCTCGCCGTCATAGTCTTGGTAAGCATCCCACATCTGAGGGGCGCAATCTTCCTCGATAGTCTCATTGGTTGTCTGATTCGTAGTGTTGTTATTATCGGGGGGGATAACGACCGTTGTGTTATTTTCCGGTGGTGGTGGGGGCGGGTCGTCCGGTTCGTCGCTTCCGTCTCGGCAATTCTTGTAGCCGTCATCCACTAATCGCGCTTCTATGCGTGAGCCATCCCCACACTCGAAGTCGTCGCCCCATTCCCAATCGCTGTCGGTAATCCACTCATCGTCACCCTGTCCGTAGGGAGTAATATCGAGAATACCAAGCATTTCAACGGCAGGCATTAGCAGGGCTAAGATAGAGCCTATGGTGATAATCAGCGCACGGACTTCTTGAGCGCGGTCATTGATTGTATCAATGATGGAGTCTGCTTCCTCTTGCGTCAAGATTTTTTCACCTCTACTAACTATACTATACTACCAGATTGCCTACGATTACGGTGCTCTGTGTTCCTGTGACTACAACCGGACCCATATCAAGTGTTCCCTTCCCTTGTATGGTTAATTCACCCTCAGGGCCGGTAGGACCGGCTGGACCGATTATTCCATCATCCCCGCTTGCCCCTGTAGGACCCGTTGGACCACTTGGTCCTGTGGAACCTGTCGAGCCTGTGGGTCCGGGATTTCCCTGAGTGCCTGAGGGACCATCGGGGCCAGTCGCTCCCGATGGGCCAGCATTCCCTGTGGGTCCGGTAGAGCCTTGTGAGCCTGTGGGTCCAGCAGGACCAGCGGACCCTGCGGGTCCTGTGCCTCCTGTTGAGCCTTGTGGACCACTCGGCCCTGTTGCTCCAGCAGGTCCTGTTCCACCTGTCGAGCCTTGTGCTCCTGTTGCTCCCGTATCTCCATCATCACCCTTAACCCCAGTAGAACCTGTTGGTCCTGCTGAGCCTGTGGGTCCCGAAGAACCTGTCGGACCTGTTGAGCCTGTTAAACCTGTGGGGCCAGCAACTCCGGCTGGACCCGTGCTTCCTGTATCTCCATCGTCTCCCTTAACACCGGCTGGTCCTGCGGGACCAGAGGGTCCTGTTGCTCCGGCTGGACCTGCCGAGCCAGTAGGTCCTGCTCCTCCTGCTGGACCCGTCGGGCCTGTTCCCCCATCGTCTCCATCTGCTCCTGCGGAACCTGCCACTCCGGGAGGACCAATCGCTCCTGTCCCTCCTGCCGCTCCCGTAAGACCAGTCGGACCTTGACCTCCTGTGGCCCCTGTTGCTCCATCGTCTCCATCTGAGCCAGCACTTCCAGCGGCTCCGGTAGGGCCAGCGACCCCCGCTCCCCCCGTGGGACCTGTTAATCCCGTGGGACCGGTTGTTCCAGTAGGACCTGCGGCTCCATCATCACCTTTGGCTCCAGCAGGGCCGAGGGGTCCTGTTAAACCATCAGGTCCTATTGCACCTGTCTGACCTGTTGGTCCTTGAAGTCCTGTCGGGCCTTGTGCTCCATCTGCTCCGGCTGACCCCGTTGAGCCCGGCGGGCCGATTGACCCATCATCACCCGAAGGTCCGGGAGGGCCAGTAGGTCCTGCTCCTCCTGTATCACCAATGGGACCCTGTGAGCCGGGAGGACCGGAAGGTCCTGTTGGACCGGAAGGTCCTGAGCCTCCGTCATCCCCGTCGTCACCAGTAGGTCCTGTTACTCCCTGTGGACCAGTAGGTCCGGTTGCACCAGTAGGTCCCGGAGGGCCAGCAGGCCCACCTCCTCCTGAAGGACCCGTGGCTCCTTGAGCCCCTACCCCACCTGTTGCTCCTGTCGTCCCTGTTCCCCCACTTGGACCTATTGGTCCGGGGGTCCCACCTGTGCCTGCTGGACCGGGGGGGCCGGATTCACCGGCTGGGCCAGTAGGACCTGTCGGGCCACCTGCTGAGGAGACTGTGGCCCATTCAAGGCCCGTTGCCCCCGAATTGACTCTGAGGACTTGATTGGTTGTTCCTATGGTGCTGACTCCTGTTCCACCAAGATAGACAGGGGTCAATTGCTGTTCAAGAGGGCCGCTATCTGATACGGCACGATACAGGTTGGATGAGATTTGAACGAAGTTACCTATGCTACCGTCAATTTCAGGTAGGGACACCAATTCAATCTCGGATTTCTGCTCTCCAAACAGCATACACCCTGCATCGACTCGAAGTGTATGAAGGCTTAGGCGGGAATCACCCACCACCTTAGCGTAAAGGCCTACAGCACCCTTGTAGACGGATGGAAGGGGGTTATAGATATGCAGGCCATACATCTTCGCGGTGAATTGACCTGATGTTCCTCCGTATGCCCTACCGGAATAGTGATTGTTGCTCACCGGCACGGTTCGGAAGCCTGCGGCGGTCCCCGGAATTGCTAAGGTCGCATACCCTAAATCGAAACCGTTAATTGCACACGAAAAAGAGTTCGCCGCTACGCTCGTTATCCTTATTTTAACTCTGCGGTCATTTCTATTAGAGCCTGCTGGCGCAACGGCTGTGAAGGTAGACAACACGGACAATTTGTATATGTCGGTTGAAGGCCACTCTGGCTCATAAGGGGTGACGAATTGAGGTCTGAAAGTCCCTGTCTTGAAATGGCAAATCGGGTGAGGTCCTACATCCATGAAGAAGGTCCCACCCTCGAAAATGTAGGTCAACTCGTCCGGCTGGTCTCCTATTGCCCCTGCCCTACCATTTTTCACATACCGACCTTCATAGGGGGGTGTTCCACTAAAGGTCAGAACTCTTGGTCCATCAGTCACAAACTTCCCGTCAAGAATCATGCCGTTTAGAGCAATATCAGACCTGAGAATGAATGTTCCAGCCCATCTCCGGATATCTCCGTTGGGTGTTTCATCAGCGTCCCATTCGAGTCTATTGATGGCCGTTATGTCCCATTCACAGGAGTCTCGACCATACCATCCAAAATGGACCGTATCGTTTGCTCCCGGCAAGCCGGGGGCTACTGAACCGTCATAGGTTCCAACGGTGTAGTTTCGATAATCTCCGCCATCATCGTCGACAACACCAATCCAAAAGTAGTCAGCCATGCGTTATCAAACCGTATTGTCTCCGGACAATCGGCTCGTTGTGCTCTTTGTGCTAAATGCTGTTCCACCCACTTCTCTAACCTGTGCATACAAGTTATCGGCCTTCTTCGACATCTCACTTAACTGCGTTCTGAACCTCTGTTCAGCATACCGACCGTCCTCTTCTGTATAGTATGAGGGGATAGTGTCTATCAAGACGAGCAGGCAATCTACCGCAACGAGGCTTTTGATGGCCGCTTCGATAAGGGGGGCTGTGACGGCATTTACTGAGCCATCGGGGAGGTAAAGAGTCCCACGCGCCGACTTATTGACCTCAAGGGTCCTCATGCCGATGTATTCAGTAATTGTCCCTTCAAGAAGCCCACGAGGTCTGTTTAGCAGGTCACGAATGTTATCTGTCGTTATCGCCACAATACTCCTCCGGTATCTCTATGACCCGTATGCTATTTGGGACCTTCGCTCGAAACATTCTCCCAACCACTTGAACAATGTGAGGTTTGGAATTGCATATCTCACGCGCGTAGCGACTCGATGGAACCCATACCGTCTCGTCATAGGCGTTAAACTTGAATGCTGGGCCTGTTCCCCTTGATGTGGGTCTAACAGCCCTAAGCAGATAGCCTGCACCGGGCTCATTCGAATATAGAATGTGCTCTAATTCGGCTATCGTCGCTTTATCGGGGAAGTCAATGCCGTTATCTCGGCATTTCTTAATCAGACCCGCTCGACTGCTTTTCGCCACTCTTCTTCACCTTACTCTTCTTAGCCTTCTTAGGGGCTACCGCAACCTCTTCTGTAGGGTCTTCGACCCAATCGTTGCCTATTCTTCGACGTGCCATATTCTAACCTCATGCGATGAGGTCAGTCAGTTTCACGATTCTGTTCGTGGTTCCAGCACCCTCAGCAACTCCAGCGTCTTGGTGCTCGTGGATAACCATACCGAAGTATGAAGTCAGAAGCCAATCGTAGCCAAGACCGGGGATTCGAGTCAATTCCGTCTCCATGAAACCGGGTCCGTTGTATTGGAAGAACTCGGCTGTGGTGGCTCCGGGGATAAGCAGAAGCCCATCGTTCTGTATGGCTCCGTCTGTCCCAGCGGCTCCTGCACCGTTACCGAAGTCTCGTGTGTAGTAGATACTGATATTCGCTATATCGGCCATGTGCTCCTGCAAAGACAGAATCACATTTCCGAATAGTTGGGTGTTCAACATGGTTCCGCGCACGATGGTCGGAAGGACAAGGGCCACGCCCTCGTCACCCGATACTCGGGCGGTGGTGAAAATCTTATCCATAGCGTCAAGCATATTCTGCTCTGGGTCTGCGGCTGAACCGCCATTCCACTTCGCCGTGCCGCCGCCAACCGCAAGGGTCTGGCCTGCGCCTGCGCGAAGGTTCGTTAGGATTAGATTGTCGATTACTGCGGCCCTGTTAGTGATGATAGCCAACTGCTGACGGTCAAGGGTTTCCCATGTCTCGCCTCGCAATCTGACGGAATCCAAGAAGGTCGTTCGGCCCTGTCCCTTGCTGAGGACAACGCTGTAGGACTTCGTGAGTTCCTTCGTAGCATCCACAATGGCGTTATCATCGAGGGGATAGGTAAAAGTGCCTTCGACCCCCGTATACCACTTAAAGGTCATCCACGGGACGGTGCGAACACCGACCAATTTCGTTCCAACAGAAATCGTTAGACTCTGCAATTGGATAAAGTCTCGAAGCGTTTGCTCGAGGACTGAATCTCCCTTTCCGAAGGGACCGTCTGCGGCTTCAACCTGTAATATCTGTTCCAATGTCTTTCCACTCATTTTTCTCACCATGTGCTCGCGTTAGTATTCACAGGAACCAACAGTCCCGCCGTCACAACCGCTCCGTGTGCGCCCACATAGGTCCCGAGGGCTGTTGCGCCCGAAGCCTGCGTGTCGTCACAATACCCGTTAGCGGCAAGGTAGACGGTTGCGCCGAGGTTGTATGTCCCTGCGGCGGCTCTCATCCAAACCACGCCACCCGAAGGGCAGTATGTTACAGTCCCGCCTGCGACTAATGCTTGTTCCGCATCGCGGGATGATTCGTCAAGTGATACTCCGAAGGGGGTGTCGCCCACAGCGGCAATAGCCGTTAGTGTGCCGGAGGTTAATTTCAGCAGTATTCCACTATTCGCTACCGTTTGTCCGCTCGCTAATGTTGCATTCCGTGTGACGCTTGTTCCAATGTTGCTCATATCAGTTTCCCTCCGTGAAGTTTAGCAACTCTCGTTGCTCGTGTGAAAGGTCCTCGAATCGGGTAGCCCTATCATCGGCCACGCCAAGTCCTCTATTGTATGCGGCAACCCAACTGTTGAAAGCGCGGGCGTATATGTCCTCTGCTGTCTTAAGGTGGGAACCGTTGAAGAAATTAGCCACATAGACCTCGGCCTCTGGCTCCGGTGTAGATGCTATTACCTCTTCGGTGGTAGCCGTCTTAACCGGCTCCAACTCCACAATTTCCTCTTCCTCTGCTGGCTGGGCCTCCTTCCACGAAGCGATGAGGTTAGTCACCACCTCCGTGCTGAGGTCCTCGTGGCCGTTAAGTCCGAGGGCAGTCGCTTCATCCACAACAGTTTGGCGGTCGGCCTCTGCCTTATCCGCCTTGTCCTGCTCGAATGCCTCGATACGAGCATTAGCAAGAATCAAGTCTGCCTTAGCCTGTTCGAGTTCTTCTGTATTCACTTCGATTGGTGCTTCCTCTTCCATATTCGTAGCCTCGCTGGCCTGTGATAGAGCCATACCATACTTATAGTTAGCGGTCGATGCCTTCGGTGTCGCAAGGTCCTCGACTTCTACGCGCACGGCGGAGTCGATTGTTGCATCGGGATAGGCCGGTCGATGAACGATAGCCAAATGGTCAAGTGCAAACTCACTTGCGAACATAGCGTAGCCCGTCTCTTCGTCATAATCCGAGGGGACGCCATACCCGCCGATAGATACGCCGTATTCAGGTCTTAGCCATAGACCGGTTTCAAGGGCTTCAAAGAGCTCTGAACGATGGACTTCTGCCGTGAAGTCTACGCGCCAGCCGTCTCCTTCGTCAATAAAGACCGCGCTGGTCACTATACCAACAACGGCCTCATCAACGCCTCCGTCCATGTTGCGGGTAAAGCCTGCTCCATCAGCATGGGGATGATTCAAAGTAAGGTCTGCGCCACGCATCTGTTCTGCAACGCTTCTCGCGGCTTCTGCCCCGAGCTCCCAATTGTTCTTGTTCTTCCCTTCATGGAAGGCGGTCCCTGCTATGATTACAACGGTCTTGCCTGTAGCCGCTTCAACGGTCATATCCACGCCCGTTAAGTCAAGGTCTATCTTGACCTCGAATCCTATATCGTCTTCTGCATATCGTCGCTTTGACGGCTTCTTCTTCTTCTTCGCTTTCTTGCTCATTTTGTTTTCTCCTTTGCTGGTGGCTTATCCTTGTTAGTAGGAGCGGGTGCGACCGGCTCTGGTTTGAAGTCATCTCCTTTTTTAACCTTATCCAACTCAAGCAGGTCTCTCGCCTCATTTAGTTTGAGAACCCCTGCCGTATAGCCCATTGTGGAACGGGTCATGATTTCGGATGGTGGCTCTTCTTGCAGGGGCTTGAAAGTCATTTTCGGAAGGTCTTTCTTCTCTGCGGTGATACCGAGTAATTCAAGGTGTTTCAAAAAGAGCCTGCAACACGATTCCACCGCTACGGCTTGTAGGCGTTGGATGGCTTGAATGCTCCACATAGACGCTGAATATGTGGCGGCAAAGGTTGAGCCCCTTTCCTGACCTGCGGCTACGCGCGGGACTTGTAGGACGGCTGATATGTCTCCATTCACAATATCAAGGAATGCTGTTGGGTCGGGGATTGTGTTCTTCAAATCGACATGGTGCATTTCCACATAGGACGGGAGGATTGGGATTTGGTCGCCCCTAAGCCCTTCAAGCAATTCGGCCACTTGGGTCATGATGTAATTCAGCCGTTCTTGCTGTTCATCGGGGTCAAGGATATGTTCGACCGATTCTGCGTCTATTGTGATGTATTGCTTGGTCAGGGCTTCTTCGAGCGCTATGCGGTTGTTAATCATGTTATACTTGGCTCGGATGGGTTGCTTGAGGCTTGAAAACCTCGACGCACCCCAAACGCCGTAGGTCCAGCGTCCGAGCCGGTCTTGGAACCAATTGCTCCTGTAATCAATCTTTGTATGCCAAACCTCGCTTGCTGGGAACTCCTGTGGGTATGTTCCCTGCTCCTGCATGATGTAGACTTGAGCATCCATGATTGGGGATTCGCGGGTGACTGATGGGGGTTCGATACCCCTACCATCCTTAATGGTCATCTGATGGACGGGGAGTGATTGGACTTTCGTTATCCCAACTCCGGTCTTTCCAACGACCTTATTCATGTCGTTCCCATAGACCATCAAGTTGCGTAGTATAGTAATGAGTATATCATCGAAGTCAATGTTGTAGACTAACTTCTCGATAGCGTTTCGGATTTTGCGGTTCTTGCCCTTCGTGTAATCAATCTCCCAATTGTTCGCTGTTAGGCTGACTGAACGGACCGCACCGTTCAATTCGGGGTCTAACTTCAACATACTATCGTATAGGTCGAACTCATCGTCATATTGGGTTCGGCGGAATGCTGTTCTGTGGTCCCTTAGTGGTCCGGTGTCCTCGAAAATATCGCTAAGACCGGCCACCTGTGCAAAAGAGACAGGCTGAGTAATTCCTACGCGCTCGACACGCTTTTCTCCATCACTCTCCTCGACTTTATCCGGAGGTCGACGGAACAAATCAAGAAATCTCCTACTTGCGCCTTGCCTCGCCATGTAAGCCGCAACTATCCTTGAGTCTTAAGAAGGTTCGGTCCACCGGAAATACTAAATACGGCAACAGGAGTGGCAACACATGGGGAACGACTCAGGCAGAAGGAAGCGACTCAAGGATGAGACCCTTGATATGATTCGACCCTATTTAGATGAGTGGGTCGGAACAGATACAGACTTTGCGAAACGGCTTTGGGAGATAAATGCTCCGGAAGGGAAGGGAGCCGCCCGTTGGCAGTCGTGGAAATCAACGGTCAGCCGATTTAGGCAATTCTACCCAGAGGAATGCCCTCAGACTGACCCTTTCACGCAAGGGGAGATGGAGTTGGCCGATGCTGACGATGAGTGGATTTCAGATAGGGCATACTACTACAACTCAGAAACCGACGTGTATGTGACCTTCATCCGTTCTGCGGGAAATAAGCCCATGACGGTCAGCGGTGTGACCCATAGGGCGATGAAAAGCGCATATAGCAACATGATTAACAAAGGCTCAAGCATAGGGCAGATTTCGCGGGACTTCTCTATCCCCCGCCAATGGTTCGACGAATATCGGCGTGTTCATGGTTGGACGCACGATATGGACCCTTTCACCGATGAGGAAGTGGTTGATTCTGATTCTGTGGAAGGTCTGGTGGATGACCTGCTTCTGCGTCGAAGACGCTCGCTACATATTGAATATGAGAAGAAGAAATGGGATGAGATTCAGAAAAACGCTAAGAAGTGGGAGAGATTCGAGGACACATTCATTGAGCACTTGAAAATTGTTGAACCGAAGGCGAGAACGGTTCAGAAGTTAGATTTGTGCGAGACTAACCCCTATGCCCTTGTGATTTCCCCCACAGACCTTCACTATGGGAAGTATGGGTGGGAGGACGAAGTGGGTTCGCGGTATGACTTCGATGAGGCACGAAAAAGACTCCATGAGTCTACGAGCGCATTGGTTTCAAGACTACCGGGCGCACCCGAAGTAATCTATGTGGCAACAGGCTCTGATTGGTTCCATGTGGATAATGACCTCGGGACAACCACGCGGGGGACGGCACAAGACCTTTATGGGACCCCTGCACAGATTCTTCTCGATGGGTGTGACCTTGCTAAAGAGCATATTGACTATCTTAGGACTGTGGCTCCGGTTAAGGTTGTCTTCATGGCTGGGAACCATGATAAGCACTCTGCGCTCACGCTTGGGCTATACTTGAAGGCCACATACGAGGATTGTGACGATTGCGAAGTCATCCTGTCTGCTGATATGGCGAGAAACTATCAACAATATGGGAACACCCTTCTCGGCTTTACACATGGGGATGGAGCAAGAATGAATGACTTGCCGAGCATCATGGCGCGTGAATCGTGGGAAGATTGGGGTCAATGCCGGTATAAGGTTTGGTTTTCGGGTCATAGGCATCATCAAGCCGTGAAAGAACACGGTGGGGCTCTTTGCATCCAATTACCGTCTCTATCGGGGCATGACCGCTGGCATCACCGGAAGGGTTTTGTGAGTCAAGCCGGAATGTCTGCTCACATAATCGACCACGAAGAAGGGATGATAGGGAGTCTGTTTAAGCCGGTGGTCGAAGAATGAGCGATATTCTGAAAGGATTCAACCTTGAGCGTTCGAGAAACGATTTCAAGCACTTCTATGAATGGACGGGCTACATTTGGGGTGACCATATTGAAGAGTGGGATAAACTCTACCGCGATAGAAAGGGAGCGATAGTCCATCGAACCTGTATCATCGCTCCGCGTGACCACAGCAAATCCACAACGCTAAGGATGGTTCTCCTTCACCAATGCCTATTCAACACTTGGCGCAATAAGCCATTCACGGTCTGGCTTTTCTCTGCATCTAAGGAATTGGCCGCTAACAGGCTCGAAGAAATACGAAATGATATGCAACGCCATAGAGAACTTCGGAAGTTTATTGATACCCGGAGAGGTGGAAAATTGAATCTGAGGCTTACAAACGGCGCATGGATTAAGGCTACCGGGGTTGGTGCGGCTATTCGCGGGGAGCACCCTGCCTGCATAGCACTTGACGATATACTCGATGATATGGGGGATTCCACACCTGAGAGCACGAGACAATGGTTCCGAAAGAAAATCACGCCTATGCTGTCTCCCGGCACTTGGATGTATTGCGTTGGGACCCCTATGGGGATGACTGACCTTTACCACACCGAAATGCTTGAGAATGATGCTTGGAAGTGTTGGATAGGCTCCGCATTCCCTAATTGGGATGAATGGAAGGCAGACCCCGATGGTGTCGAATTGACCTGCCTGTGGCCGGAACATAGGTCATTGGAGTTCCTGTTGGAACAGAGAACTGCTATGGGTGACTTGGCTTTCGTGCAGGAGTATCTCTGTAAGGTCGTTGATGAAGAAGCGCAAGTCTACAAGAGAACTGATACGCGGGCGCACTTAGAGCCTACTGATATTCTGATGCAAAAGCCCGAGTTGGATGGAAAATATGTGATTGGGTTCGACCCTTCTCATGGTTTGGGAAGAGATTATTCGGTTATGGTGATAATGCGCCAAGATAAGGACGGTGACCTTCATTTCGTCAATATGTGGCGGAGAAATGACTTCCCCCCTGCGAGACAGATAGATGCTATCATCGAGCAATGTAGGATTTGGGAAGGACCGCCCTTCGCCTGTGAGGAAGCAGGCTTTCAAAGGCTCTATGAACAATTGCTGATTGAGCGGGGCGCGATGATTGATTACAGGGAGAGCAAGGTTGGGAATGCCCCATTGAAGCAGGCTCTGATGAATAGGCTTCGCGTTTGGTTCGAGCAACACCGGGTCCATTTCCCCTTCGGTGACGATAAGACGAGAAGGATGGTCAATATCATGCTTGAAGAGTTAGACCACCATGTTTGGAAGGAAGGGGAG